AAGCCAGAAATCAAACGGTTAACGGTTTAATTAAAAGTGCCATATCAGTTTTACCTGCGAGACCAGAGGCTTATTATTGGGCTGCTAAATATTCAATAGAACAAAGTAATTTTAGAGATGGAGCGATGTACGCCAAAATGGGTATGGATTGCGAAGACGTTGAACCAAATAAAGAATTAGATTATCCCGGATCAGTTGGTTTAGAATATTGCTTTGCTGTATCTAAATGGAAATCAGATGGGCGAGATGACTCTAAAAATTTATTCTTTGATTTAAAACATAAACGTAAATTAGATATGAATAAAGAAATGCGCGAAAGCGTTGATTGGTGGATAAGTCAAGTTGGCTATCCTAGTACACTGCCATATACCGATGCTGAAAGTAGTAAATATAAATTTACATTTGATGGTTTAGATAAAGTAAAGAAAAACTATTCTCGTCACTTCCAAGATATGTTTGTTTTATCAACTTTAAATGGTAAAAAGAATGGCACGTTTATTGAAGTAGGATCAGGTCACCCGACATTGTTTAATAATACATACCTATTAGAAAAAGACTTTGGCTGGAAAGGCTTATCAGTTGATGTTTCTGAAAGAATGTGCGCTATATTTAGTAGGAAACGTAACACAACCGCGGTTCTTGCTGATGCGAGTCAAGTTAACTTTAAAGATTTATTTAAACAAAACTGTATTGAACAACACGTAGATTTTTTACGTATCAATGCAGATAACGCATCTTTAGTAACATTAGAAAATATACCATTTAACGAATATGAGTTTTCAATAATTCAAATTCAACACAACGAATGTTGGTGGGGATCGGATCTTAAAGATAAGACCAGAAAAATACTAAAAGAAATTGGATATATATTGTTAGTACCAAATGTTGCAGTTGATGAAACAAATGCGTACGAAGATTGGTGGGTACATCCCGGGTTTGTTAACCAAAATATGCGTACAAACAAAAAGACCAATTTTGCTTGGAATTATATGATGAAGGAGAGAATGTAATGAAACCGGTAATTTGTACAGGTGGGTTTGATCCCCTACACTCAGGACATATTGAATATTTTAAAGCAGCAAAAGAACTTGGTAGTATTTTGTTTGTTGGCGTAAACAGCGATGAATGGTTAACTCGTAAAAAGGGTAAACCTTTTATGTCTGTTGAAGAACGCATGGCTATTATTAAAGAACTTGGCTGTGTAGGCCATGTATTTACTTTTGATGACTCAGACGATACTGCATGTGATGCTATTCGGTATGTAGCAAAACAAGCTCCACGAAATTCAGAAATCATATTTGTTAATGGCGGTGATCGTAAAAAAGGAACAACGCCAGAAGTAGAGTTTGCTAAAGAATTACGTGATGAGTGTAATGTATCGTTTATGTTTGGAGTTGGTGGTGAAGATAAAAAGAACAGTTCATCGTGGATCCTAAAGGAATGGGATAAGCCAACAACGCAAAGACTATGGGGTAAATATAGAGACTTAGACCAAAATGGTCATTGGAAAGTAAAAGAGTTATCGGTTGATGTTGGTAAATCATTATCAGACCAACGCCATTTTGTTCGTTCCGAACATTGGCATATCGTTGATGGTGAATTAAAAATGGATTTAGAATTTAATAATGGTTACTCTACATCTAAAGTATATAAAACCGGTGACAGTATTGATATTCCAGTAAAATGTTGGCATCACGCGACCAATGTTGGCGACCGTCCAGTCAAAGTAATTGAAGTATGGATGGGAAATACTCTATCGGAAGATGATATTGAACGAAGATAACATTATTATTGTTTTGTAGTAGATAAATCTATTATACCACACTGGATTTATATGTCAACTCTTTTTTTATAAATATAGATAAATAATATTGAAACAAAGGAGAGAAAGATGGCTTTTCAGTTATCACCGGGAGCTCGTAATGGTACACTTCAGTCATTAGAGACAACAGTCGGTGCAAACCCTATTTTAACTATCGCAACTGGTGTGGCACCTACAGAATGTCAATCAGCAAATACTGGTAACATCGTTGCTACTATGATATTGCCTACCGAATGGTTAGCAGTTCCTTCAGGCGGCGTAATTCAGTTGTCTGGTAATTGGCAAGACTTATCTGCTGATGCGTCAGGTACAGCAGGTTATTTTAGAATTCATCAAAGCGATGGAACAGTTTGCCACATGCAAGGTACAATCACAGCGTCAGGTGGCGGTGGAGATATGCAGTTAGATAACACTAACATTGCTATTGGTCAGCAAATTACAATAACAACATTTTCAATTACCGCTGGTGGCGCATAAGGACTGAATAAATGTCCGCAAATGGCGTATTTACATCAACACTAGATTTAAGCTTCTTTGGAGGTGGTTTTTCAACTATCGCTGGAGAGGCTTCTAGTACATTTGACTATACATTTAGTTCTGATGTTTTTGTACCAGTACTTGCTGAATTAAATCAAACCTTAACATTTGATGTTCAAGTTGCCGTTGAGACCCCGACGGTATACGGTGAATTTAGTGGAACTATACCATTTACTTTGACTGAACCTGCTCGTATTGAGTTTGGTATACAGAGTTACTTATATTCTGGCAATAATGAAATTGACTTTACTGCTTCTTCAAGTGGTTTCTCAGTAATTTCTGGTGGTGCAGATATAATATTCCCAATTACAATATCCGGTACTATGGCGCAATTCTCGTTGGGTCAAACTACAGGAGCATTTGGGTTTGCTCTTAATTCAACAGTAATTAACTATACGCTTACAAATAGAGCACGGTCTGGTCCAAATTCTATAGAGCTGACAAATACTAAAGAAAATAATGTTCTTATACGTAGAACATCAGAACCAAACAATATAAAACTAAAAAATATTGGTTTAACTTATGCTGAAGTTAGAAACTAATTTATTTTAATAAATAAAAGTAAACCTTGGAGATAAACACATGGCGGCGAATTTTTACATAAAGCAAAACGACACTGCTCCGTCCATTGAAGCCGTCTTAACAGACTCAACTGGCCGAGCAAAATCATTGATCCTTGCTTCGCAAGTAAAGTTTAATATGTCAACAGAAGAAGGCTCAAGCTTAGTTAATTTAGGCACTGCATCTATTATTAATGCCACGAAGGGTATAGTATCTTATCCTTGGCAGGCTGGAGATACATCAAATACGGGAATTCACAACGCCGAATTCCAAGTAACATATACTAACGGTCAAATTGAAACGTTTCCTAACTCAGGATACATCAAAATAATCATTAGAGAAGAGTTAGGATAAGACATGGCACAACCTCAATCTAGAGAAGATTTTAAAGATTTTATTTTAAGAAAGATCGGCGCACCAGTAATTGAAATTAACGTTGCTGACGAACAGGTTGATGATCGTGTAGATGAGGCAGTTTCTTTTTGGAGAGATTATCATTATAATGGTAGTCAATTAGTATATCTTAAGCATCAGATTACTGAAGCTGATAAGGAAAACGGATATATTCCTTTGCCACCAAACTTACTTGGTATTTCTAAAATATTTGGTTTTGATACTAATATTTCTACAGGTACTGGTATGTTTAACGTTAACTATCAATTCGTTTTAAATAACATACAAGATATGACTAGTTACTCTATGCAGACTTATTATATGACAATGCAACATATTGAGTTTATGCAAGAGCTACTTGTTGGTAAACCATTAATTCGTTATAATAAGTACGTAAACAAATTACACATTGATACTGATACTAAACAATGGAGAGTTGGCGGCTATATTATTATTGAAGCATACGACATTCTTGATGAAGACGCATATGCAGAATTATGGACAGACAGATGGCTGCAAAATTATGCCGCGGTTTTAGTCAGAGAGCAATGGGGCATGAACCTTACTAAATTTAACCAAATGACTTTAGTTGGTGGTGTACAGTTCAACGGAGAACAAATATTAGCAGAGGCGAGAGCTGACAGGGAGAGAATTGAAGAAGACGCAATCAGATCGCTTCAACCTCTCACTTACAATTTTATTGGATAAGTTATGGCAACGAACGCATATTTTAGAAATCATGATAACGTATATGAGCAAAACTTAATTGACGATTTAGTTATTGAGTCAATTAAGATTTATGGCATAGACGTCAAATTCATTACAAGATTACACGAAAACATTGACAGAATTCTAAACGAAGATGATTTGCCAACGTTTGATAAGTATTATGATTTTGAAGTATACATTAAAAACGTTGATGGATTTGAAGGCGAAGGTGACTTTTTATCTAAGTTTGGTTTACAAATTCGTGACTCAATTACATTCACTGTTGCTATTCGTACTTTTGAGCAATACGTTACACGCGAACAAGATACGCGAAAACGTCCACTTGAAGGTGAAATGATTTGGATGCCACTCAATCAAAAAATGTATAAGATCCAACACGTTGAACACGAAAGTGTATTCTATCAAACTGGCGCGCTGCAAGTATATGACATGCGTTGTGAATTGGCTGAATACTCTGGTGAAACGTTTGATACTGGCTATTATGAAATTGATAACTACTTTGCGGACATTGATACATCAGCAAATACGGTTACATCACTTACATCACTTGAAGGTGTTGACCCACTTGCAAATAACCTTGCGTTTGAAGATCAGGCAGATGATATATTAGACTTCTCTGAAATGGATCCATTCAGCGAAAACATTTCTATACAGGATTAACAATATGGCAATCGCAAATTATTTTTATAATTCAACTACAAGAAAATACGTAGCTTTGTTTGGAACACTGTTTAATCAGTTAAAGATCCAAAGGCACGATAACGCTGGTGTACTTAAAAAAGAAATGATTGTTCCATTAGCCTATGCTCCATATCAAAAGATATTAGCAAGGGTAGCCGGTGATCCAGATTTAATTAATAGTCGTCGTCCTGCTATGACGTTACCACGTATGTCTTTTGAAATACAAAACATTTCATATGATCCTACACGCAAATTAGCAACAACTGGTAAAATGATTAAACGAGGTAAGGCAGAAACAGATGATGCTAGGTCTTACGTATATAATCCTGTACCATATAACTTAGATTTTTCTTTGTATATTATGACAAAGTATTCAGAAGATGCGACAAAAATACTAGAACAAATTATACCATTCTTTACACCAGATTGGACCGTAGGCGCTAAAATGATACCAGATTTAGATCCTATTGACATACCTGTTGTTTTAAACAGCGTAACAATCGAGGATCTTTATGAAGGTGCGTTTGACGAAAGACAAATGGTTTTACATACACTTACCTTTACGCTTAGAGGTTATTACTTTGGCCCAGAGAAAAAGAAAAAGGTTATTAAATTTGTTGACGTCGATATGTTTAATGGTACTGATACTAACTCCCCATTCTTAGAAGGCATTGATATTCAACCGGGTCTATCAACCGCAAATACGCCAATAACTGACGTCGGTGAAACAGCAACCGCTATATCATCTTTGTCAACAGGTTCAGTAAGTAACATTAGAATAACTAACGATGGTGAAAACTATAACTCAAATACTGCCGTCACTATTAGCGCGCCTGACGTAGCAAATGCAGACATAACGTCGACTATAACAAATAGTGCAGTGACTGGTTTGACAATCAATGATGGTGGTGGTTATTTCAGTAATATACCAACAGTAACTGTAGGGTTACCAGACACGCCTTTAACAACGGCTACCGCAACTGCCACATTAAGTGGAGATTCCGTTGCTAACGTATCTATAACAAACCCAGGCAATTTTTATAATACTCCGGGTTTTTCAATAGCACCTCCACCAAATGTGGCTGCAGAGTTTAAGTTTGGCGATGATGCATTAGCACACAGTAGCGAAGATGATGTTACTCTATTACATACATTTACTGGATATTTTAATTCTAACACTGGATATAAAGTATCATTTTGGATTTACCCAACATCATTTCCGGGTGGTAATAATCCAATGTCAGTACTCTTTGCGCCATTTACAAAAATATTCTTTACTGCTGATACTGGTAATGTTAGGTTCCAATATGGTGGTGCACCAGTCGTTACTTCTGATACTAACTTAATCATTAATCAATGGAACCATGTAGAAGTAGAACATTACACAAACCTTATTCGTATTAATGTTAATGGCTTATATGGTACGCAAGAAACACGTGGAGCAGGTAACGTTGCATTCCCAGGACATACATATCGAGCTGGTGATGCTCAAGGTAACGAGTCGGTATTTGATGGAGCTAATAGAAGCTTCCTTGGATACTTAGATAATGTAACTTGGGAAACAACAGGCGATATGCCTACTGCGTCTAGTGGTGATCCATATACGATACCAACAACTGCAAGAACAGGTGATTTATTTACCAAAAACTTTGATAAGGATCTTCCAGTAGCCTCAATAACAGTGACTGACGGTGAGGTAATTTCTATTGATGTTACTTCTGGTGGATCTGGGTATACCACGGCTCCAATTGTTACGATTGATGATCCTGACGATATTCCTGCGACGTTCGTTGCTACAGCAACTCCAACATTAGTAAATGGTATCATAGACTCAATTACAATAAATAATGCAGGGAAGTTCTACGCGAACGCTCCAGTAATTACTGTTTCTCCGCCAACATCGTCACAGGCAACTGCTATAGCAAATGTCGGTAATAACGGGGATGTTCAATCAATAACTATAACCGACGCAGGATCCGGATACAGAAATCCACCTGCAGTGACTATATCGTCTCCAGACTTTGGATCAGTTCCATACCAAGACATTGAATTTAATGACAACTGGGGTATTATTAAAACCATAGTGAGTGAATAATATGAATGATAAGATAGCTGAAAACCTCGGACTGAGACCGCTTTCAGAAATTAGAGAAGAGGAAT